GCGCGCCTAAAATTCTTTATTGGCATTTGCCTTGCGCTTACACTAACAGGCATTGTGTTTGTTGTATTATACTCAATTATTTTCATTACTCAGCCATTAAACGCTATTAGTCCTATTGACCAAAAGTTTTTTGAAATGATTATTCCAATTGCTACTTTCTTAACTGGTACGTTGTCAGGAATTATGTTAGCTGGCGGCAGCAAAGAAGAAATGGAAATGAAACGGGATATGATCAAACAGGCACAAGAGAATTCAAATACTTATGCCAAAGCCAATCCAGTTAAAATAGAACCAACATTTTCACCTGGATTTTCGACAACTGCTGGTTTTAATGGAACTAGTGCTGCGCCTGCTGCTAATATTATTTATATCAATGGTAAGCCTGCTCCTCAACAAGCACCTCATCCGGAGATTTAAATGACCCGTTTAAAGACTATGTTATCTAGCGATCCAACTATTAGCAGTAAACGAGTAATTACGTTTTTGGCATTTTTGTTATGTGCTGCAGCTTTTATAGCTATGATATTAGGTCATCCCATAGATACAAAACTATTTGACTCTATGATGTATATTGTTATTGCAGGATTAGGATTTACAGCAAGCGAGAAGTTTGCATCAACCAAGGAAACTAAATGAAAAAAGTTATTTTAGCAATCGTTACTAGTTTTGCACTTGTTTCAGCATTTGCCGAAGCTGAAACCAAAAAAGTCTGTAAAGAAAAAACAGACAAAGCTGGTAAGCCTGTGCTAGACAAAGCAGGCAAACCTCAAGAAGAGTGCAAGACTATTAAAGTGCACCAAAAACTTGAAGGTACTAAAGTCGAAGACGCCAAGAAGAAGTAAATTTATATTTGACAAGCATACCTAGGTCTGCTATAATATAAATAGGCAGACCGATTTTATCAACCTTACAAGGAAGTTTATGGCAAGTGGTAAAAGAGCAAGACGAGACAATGTAATTCAATTGGAACGTAACCCAGTAGAGTTTGGATTTACAGATGTAAAACCTCTAAACTTTATACAAGCAGAATACCTAAGAGCAATTCAATCTAATCAAATCGTATTTGGTGTAGGAAGTGCTGGAACAGGTAAGACGTATGTAGCAGCAACATATGCCGCGGGAGAACTCTTTCATAGACGTATTCAGAAAATAATTCTGACTAGACCCAACGTAGAAACAGGACGTGGGCTAGGATTTTTACCAGGTACACTAGAGGAGAAATATGCTCCATATCTAGAACCTTTTGATAGTGTGTTTGCTCGTAGCCTTGGAAAAGGTTTTTATGAGTATGCATTAAAAGCAAAAACAATAGAACCTAAACCACTGGGTTTTATGCGAGGTGCAACTTTTGATAATTGCATCGTTCTTTTAGATGAAGCACAAAATGCCACAAAAGAAGAAATGAAAATGCTTTTATCACGTATTGGTAAAAACTGTAAAATGATTATTAGTGGAGATGTGGATCAAGCTGATATTCCTGATAGTGGACTATCAGACGCTATTCATCGACTAGATCGTATTCCAGATATTGAAGTTGTCCGATTTATGGATGACGATATTGTACGATCAAAAATGTGTAAACAAATTATTTTAGCTTATAGAGATTAATTATGGCAGAAATGTATAAACCAACAGAAGGCATGGCAAGTGCAGCTCGTCGTGCACTAAAATGGAAAGAAGAAGGCAAGCCAGGCGGCACATTAGTTGGTTTAGCACGAGCTAACCAACTAAAAGATCGTGAAAACTTATCAGCATCTACGGTGCTACGAATGTTTTCATTTTTTAGTCGCCACGAAGTAGACAAAAAAGCCACTGGTTTTAACAGTGGCGAAGAAGGTTTTCCAAGCAAAGGTCGTGTTGCTTGGGATTTGTGGGGCGGTGATGGTGGCTTTAGTTGGAGTCGTGAAAAACGAGACTCTATTATGGCAGAACGCTCACAGCTTGTACATGACATTCTAAGACTTCGTAAATAAAGAAAAAGCCCGCTATAGCAATATAGCGGGCTTTTTTGTTTTTATACTATGTTCCAGTTTGTTCCGCTGAATACCAGTGTAACTGCACCGTCTGTTGCAGCTAAAATTGTCCAGCTTGCGCCATTTTCAATAGTTTCTGCGCCGTTAGGGGTAATTGTAATATCACTAGCTTGACCAGCTTCTGATTTAATTACAACTACTCGGCCTTCCGTACCGGCCGTTAGTAAAATACTAATAGCTGCTCCAGTACCTACTACACCCAGATAATAGTTAGGTGTATCTGCTGCACTATCAAGTGTATAGGGGCTTGCTGCATTATTAACTAATGTTGTATTAACTGTGCCGTTACCGACAACAGAAATAATTCCGTTGGTTACGCTTACACCGCTACCAACTTTAACCACTCCGTAACTAGTGGTTGAACTTAATGGGCTATTAAATGCCATAATTTTTCCTTTATTAAATTGCTATAGTTTTCCAGTTTGTGCCGTCGTAAGTCAACCATACTCGACCATACTGTGTATTTACCATACCAAAAGCTGCACCATCTATGGTTTTTCCACTAGGTGCGGTGATTGTGATTGGATTTATTCGTGAATTACCACTAAAATCCTTGATTATATAAGTTCTGCCAGCACTACCGCTTGATAATGTTGGCAAGTTTATTGCTGCAGGTCCTGATACATTACTAAAAATTATTTCGTCATCGTTTGTAACTGTATAAGGTGTAGTAGACACTATTCGTGTGTTATAATTTACTGCCATATTAGCTGATCCTTGTCATTGTAACTTTTATAGCATAACCTGTAGGACGTACTGGACCAACTTGTGCAGGCAAAACAGCCATACCAGCAGTTAAATCTGGACTAGACCAATGCATACTTATGTTATCTCCAGCAGCAAGTGCAAGTGTATAATTACCGCTTGCAAAAACCGTTGCTAAGTTATTTGTTAGTTGTAGTTCTTGTGCAGAACCTACTAAGTCTACCCCATTGCGTCTTAACCAAATGCTAAGTGTGCTAGTACCACCTGAAGTTTTAGTAGTAGTTATTGTAAAAAGTTTTGTATAAACACCAGCAGTCGCTACAACAATACTAGTACCGCCGGGTCCAATAGTTACTCCATTGCTAACGCCAAGAGTGTCAAAAGTAACTGTATTAATAGCATTAGCTACTGGATTTGTTTGATTGGCATTACTAGTAACAAACCCATAATCTAATAATCCTGTACTGCCGCTAATTACACCATTTGTTACGCTTAGTCCCGTACCTACTTTTACAATTCCATAGTCCGTAGTAGAAGCTAAAGGTTGGTTATAGCTCATATTACGTTCCATTCTATACCGTTGTAAATTAGGCTAATACTACCCCAATCTGTGTTCATAACATAACTAGCTAAACTATCAATAGTTGAACCAGTAGCTACCACAGTAATCGGATTCGTGTTAGCGTCTCCAACAGCATCCTTGACAACATAAACTTTGCCCAGAGTACCCGCAGGTAAAGTAATCGTAACCGCTCCATCATAAATAACACCTAAAAAATACTCTGTTGAATCTGGGCTATAAGTTGCTTCATCTATTAGTGTAACAGGAACGTCTGCTAAACTGCCAGCAGGGCCTTGCGGTCCTGGTTCGCCTTGTGGTCCAGGAGGTCCAGGAGGTCCAGGAGGTCCAGGAGGTCCTACTATACTGCTGTTAATAATTAAATCGCGATCGTCCAAACCAGGAGGGCAAAACGGTACTGTAGGAGCAGGCAATATTGGAGGTATAAACGGAGCCATAGGCCAACCAAAAGGCATACTTTGTCTTTGTCGTTGATCCATATTTATTCCTTATAAAAAAAGCCCCACAACTTGTGGCTGCGGGGCTTATTAAACACATTAAATATTAACGGATGCTAGTATTTGTGTTAGTTGGATTAGCAGTCAATGTGCCGCTTCCAACATTAATTGCACCATTTGTGATGTTTTGACCTAATCCATAGATCAAGTTTGCCAAATGTGCATACTGTGCTTGTTGCTGTGATTGTTGCTGCATTTGATTGATGTTATTGGTATTTGTAAGAGTAATACCATTAGTAGCTGCATCAAGAGCTGAACGGTTTTTCAGTGCAATAATTTCAGCGTTTGCATCACCCAATTGACGATTCAAAGTAGCTTCGTATTGTGCAACAATTAATGCACGAGTCTTTTCACCATCCTCTGAAATATCTTTAGCCAACTCATAACGGTTTTCCATGATATTTTGGTTAATTGCAGCTTGACCTTGCATTAAGGCAACTGAATTTTGATTAACAACATCTTTTACATTATCAATGCGAGCAGCAATAGAGCTGGCAACGTTGTTTAATTGTGTTGTAATACCAAGTGTTTGCGTAGCTTGTGAAGCTTCCATTGTTGCTGTTGAAACAGCCACGGATTTATCAACTGCACCAATGGCTTGCATTAAGCTCATGTTAGCCATATCTTGTTCAGGCGGGTTACGTAAAGTGGCAGCTAATGCCCCCGCTCCAGCCCCATCTCCACCTAAAAGGTTTCCGTTGTTGCGAAGCAAACTTCCCAAGATCAATCCACCGATTAATCCATTGCCCCCAAACATTCCGTCACCACCACCGCCTTGTCCCATAATCATACCGGGAGTCATAATTTCTGCCATTTTTGTATCCTTTAAGTCTGTGATCTGCTTCATAACTTTTGAATAGTAGTTATTAGCTTGATCGATTTTATTTTGAAGCGCATCCACAGCAGTCCCAACCCCATTTGTTGAGCTTGACTCTGGTACGCCATTTTCATCTGCCATATAACTTCCTTTTAAAGCAGAAATGATACTGCGTATCACGCGCAGTCACCAAAACTTTGGTAACTGTGATAATTATACCATGTTTGATACATGAACGCAACCTTAATTTTCTGGCTACAGGAATTAAAATGCAAGTTACTACAAAATTATATTCCGTAAAATCAAAAACTCCAGGCTACAAAATTAGGCAACTCCATTTTGCTTGCTTTTCTTTGATTCCATATAGTTCCATACGCTAAGCAACATTGATTTAGTTACAGCAATTTTTTCCTGTACCCATTCAGGCACATTATCTTTGTCATTTATGATTTCATCAATACCGTCTATAGCACGTCTCATAGTTTCAAGATTGCTTTCAATCATAGTAGCTTCGTCATTATATTCTTCAGTGTCACTATCTGGCGTTACTTTATACGTATAAATTGGGTATAGTCTCATAATAATTTATCTTATTAAAACATGATATAGCGTATCACTCGCAATTACTAAAATTTTAGCAAGTACAGTAATTATATCAAGTTTGATACACAACAGCAACTTTAGTTTTACGGCTAGTGGAGCACAAATGCACATTACTACAAAATTATGTTCCACAAAAAGAAAAAGCCCCCAAGCTATTAAACTTGGGGGCTTTTATTTTGCTTACTGTTGTGGAGTAGCGATTGAAGAAAGAGGACCTTCTTCTTGCTTAGGCAACTGGCTTTGAGCTTGTTCGCGAAGCTTCTGTGACAGTGGATTAGCAATCTTTGCAGGTAATTCTTGAATACCTGCTAAAATAAAATTAATTTCATCAACAGAAAGGTCGTTTAATGTGAATCTGATATCATTCATGTTTTATTATAATAAAAAGTTATTTGATTGGACAAGCACCTGTAGCACAATCTTCGCCCATAATTTCATCAAAACTATTGGCGTTCTCTAGGCTTACTGGTGTTAATTGGTGGATATAATTGCGGAAAGTTTGTTCGTCTACAACTTCTTGTGGAAGATATAAATAACCCAAATCTTTTGCAGTTTTAGTAGGATCGGTACGATAGATGAAACTAACACCTACATAACAATCCCAATTATCTAGCAACCAATCTATGATTGCTGGAACTTCGGTTGGATCATAACTAATTGTTACACTAGTATTTTGCTGAGTCCAAGATGTTTGTATTAACTTGTATTTTTCAAGTTGTTCGACTGCTGTGTCGAGGTTGACTTCTTTGCCGCTAACTTTAGTGAAAGGAACATCAGACCACTCAACAGGGAATGTAATAAGTACACCACTATCATCAGTGGGGTGATTAACAACGTTATAATTAGCATTGCGCAGTACTTCAACAATAGGGTCAAATTTACTAAACTGAACATTATTGAAAATATACTTTCCTAGAGGTTTGTGAATACCTTCTGTGGTATCCATAATTTTGCTTAACGTACCACTAGGCTTAACACAAGTAATATTTTTAGGACTAGGTAGACCTAGTTCTTGTGCCATACCAATAGCAGCGCCTGTAGCTGTACGCTTTAAGTATTCATAGTCGTAACCAGTCATATCAGGGCGTTTAGCAATACCTGTTAAACCAACTCCGCACAAACGCATAAAGTAGTTATTTAAGTGCCAAGACTCTTGTAAAATACCGTCCTGCAGGTTTACGCAGGTTTGACGATAGTTTGCACGAGCTGCCAGCCGTATGGCATTGTGAAGTCCCGCGGTATCGCCTTTGAATTTGGCAATGTCTGTTTCTGTAAGATTACAGAATGACTTATTTCCGAGTAAGATTTCCACACAGGGATTTGCACCTTTGAACCAAGGGGCACGACGTAAGGCTTCAACTTCATTAATAAATCCTGGCTCTGATCCACCCGCTTCTAGCATTAAACCAAAGATTTTCTCTAAGTCAGCCTTTAGCGGTTTTTCTTTAAATACTAAACTGTTATTGGATTGTTGACGATGACTATTACCATACAGCCACCAGTCTTTTTTTGCTACCGCAAACTCTTCCCATTCAGGCTGTCCATAATCAAATAATGCAATTTCAGCACTTCTACGACTGCTAAGAATGGTGCCCAGATGATTGATAATATCGAGGATGTCCATACGAGTAAGCAAACTATCAGCCCGGCCATTAAGTATATTGGCAATAGCAACATAAGCCGTGCTAATCGCACTATCGCCTGACGAAATCCAACCATATCCTTTTAGCCTTTCACCAGCAGGTCGTAACTGACTAAAGTCCAATACGAGAGTATCAGCAGCGTACTTGCCAGCAATAAGTTTTCCAATAGATTTTGCCCAGGCTTCAGCTGAGTCACCAACTTGAATAGTCCAAGTTTTAGTTTCTTGATCGAATGTTTCAGTATTGTGTTCATTCCCGCCTTTAGCAGTGCGTTCACTACGAACTACACGAATATTTTTAATAGGTTTTGAAAAGCCATTAAGCGTGCCAACGATTGGTTTAAATCCTACTCCGCATCCTTGTAGTAACAACCATAAACAGTCTACTACATCATATACAGTCTCTACGTGTGTAAAGCTGCAATTAAATTGACTAGCTTCACGAGTTTTAGCTACATCTGTACCGCCTAACCAAAGTGTACGACCACTCATAGCAACTTTACGATCTAACATTAGCTGTTCAAGATCATATAGTTCTGAATATTCTACATCTGTTAGTTCACGACCTGCAGCACGCTGCCACAACCATTCTTGGTGATCGATAACTCGGGCTACTGTTTCTTGCCACGTCTCAAATTGTTTTCCGTCGTCTGATGTTGGGCGATTATATGTACGACGTGTTATTACTTGTGCTCTTGTGCTTACTGCCATGATTTCCTTTATGTTCCTGTTGAACCGAAGCCTCCTGTGCCTCGGGTAGAGTCGTTCCAAATATCTTTAAAGCCTACTAGTTCAACCTTCTGTATAACCAACTGGGCAATTCTATCACCAGTGGCAATTTTATAAGGGTCATCAC